TGTGTTGTAGTTGTACGCACACGAATTTCTGTGAAGGTCATGGCAAACTCAGCGCTAATTTGAACAGCTGATTCGGTTCCGCTGTTGGTTCCGCTTTGAATAATATAAAATCTATCACCGCTTGATGGCGCTAACGTAAATCCTATGCCATAGGTACGAAAGGCTTGATTCACCGCTGCCGATATTACTAGGTTGCCCGATCCGAGTATCGAGTTGCCGTTAATGGTTTTGATATTCGTACCACTCACGAGCGTGTCCTGCTTCAATGCGATGGCAGTCGCTTGTGCGGTGCTCACTGGCTTGTCAGCATCGGATGTATTGTCTACGTTTCCAAGCCCTACGGCTGACTTATCGAGCGTTTGGAACGTCTTATCTCCTCGGTAGTATTGTGATGTGGTGCCTGCCGTTATTGTTGGCTCTTTTGCGTTGAGTGCCGTTTGCGTAGCCGTGGATATTGGCTTGTCGGCATCTGAGGTATTGTCGGCGTTCCCAAGTCCTACCTGCGCTTTGGTCGTGGCGTGTGGGTTGTTGGTATTGGAAGTGTGCGCCGTCAAGTCCGCAGCGTTGGTAGAATCTCCAGCTATCCTTGCCGTCGTTTCGGTAGACAAAGCACCCGCAACCGTGTTGATGTTGTTTTGTAGTGTCGTGTCGGCTGCTATCCTTGCGTTGACTTCGTTCGTGAGTTCCGCATCCGTCGCACGTCCATCGAGTGCCGTTTGTAAATCCGTTTGAGCCGACAAAGTACCTCCGATCGATCCCCAATCAACACTACCTCCACCGCCGCCCGTTGCAGCTATGCGCACGCTTCCGTTGCCTAGATCGGTGATCGTTACGTTATTGCCTTGGACTAGGTTCAAAACATTCTGCACGGCGTTATCCGTGCCGTTCACTTTCAAGGTTATTCCACCACCGCCCGAACCTGAGCCACCCGAACCACTACCACCCACCGCATAGTCTGCAGGTATTTCGCAAGCGTTCCAATTATACGGAACGATCAAAGACATTTGCAAGGTCACGCCCGTGACAACTTGCGAATATGATTCAACGAAAGCCGTGATGACGGGATCGCCATCCATATCTACCGAACGATCAAATAACACATTGCCATTTTTGATCTCAGAAATTAAGTCAAGGGCAAGTCGAGCCATATCACTGATGACTTCGCGCTGGTATTCGTTCTCGACTTCTTTGGCCCGTGGTAAATCGTAAAACACAACCTCGAACTGATACGCCAAACCGCCAAGCGTTGGTTGGATAGTTCCCGGCACAAAGTGCATGACGGGATAGAGCTGATCCTTTGGAACGTCAATGAGGTCAATCAAGCCATGCTGAAAAGCATTGATCATAAAGTGACCATTGGCGAAAGCCTCCATGCGGTCCACGATCTGAGTGTATGATAGTCCGTTGTTATTACTCATTGATATCGGTTTGTAAATTCTTTGTGTTAAAGTCGATCATGTAGGTCATGTGAGTAAAAGCTACCCACGTTTGAAGGTTGGTGACCGCATCGAACTTCAACGGGTTGCGATCGCTCAAAGTTTCTATGAAATGGAACCATCCCCATTTATTCAAGTCGATTGCAAGTCCGTCTCCAATTCCTTGCTGACCGCCGTCAAATAGTCGAGGGAACTTCTCAATAGTTCTAGTTCGAAAGTCGAAAAAAAAAGCAGCGCACCGCTGACTACTGACATGGGTAGCTGTTCGATGTCCTTTCGGTTTTGCTCCGATTCCTTGCCGGTATATTCGGCTATGGTGTACTTATTGCCCATGCGCGAAAGTATTGGACGATAGACCACGCACATCATATCGATTAGCTTGGAATAGTCGCTATTGACGAACACGGCCTTGCTCAGCTCGTCCAAGTCGATATACTGACCTAGTTGCATTTCGTCCATCGTTGGGATAAATCCGTATTCGCGCCCGTTCAATTTACAAGCCGGTACGTGCATGGCAGTTTCAGCCTCGATGACCAGTTGAAAGGCGGCGTTTATTCTCACCACCGATTCAGGCACCAACTTGCGGATGGCTGCTTCGCTTTGATTAAGGGCAGCGGCACACTTTTGTATGGGGTTGGTAGCCGATTGCCAACGAACGTACTGGCCTAAACTGATAGCAGCGTAGACCTTTGGGATCGAGAACGATCCATCCGTAGTCGTTTGTATTTTTTTCTTTCTGAAATAGCTCAGCATATCTCTATAACAATTTTGACGTGAAAATGTGTTTTATCTAGCCACCAATAAAAGGGTGAACATGAATAGCGATCCGAGCAAAAAGTAAAATAGCGCAAATCGGTTGCTCGTTTGGTCACCATCGCGCTTCAACTTTTTGTTGGCACGTTCTAGTTCTTCGATCTCTTTGCGCATTTGGCGGTATGTGTGTAAGTTCATGGGTTAAATGTTATCGGGTGCGATTATTTGAACGGGTCCACCTTGATCGCCTGTGTGCTGAATCCTCGACTGCTTTGGTTTGAAGTATTCGAGTGCTTCCATGTAAAGCCTACAACCTCTCTCCTGCTGATCTTCATTCTCACTTTCCATCATTCGCAGCAAAATCGAATTGAAGCGTTCTGCATGCATCCCCGTTATTGATTCGGCCAATGCTTCCCATTGAAGGGTTCGTTCGTTTTTTGACCCCTTTGCTCTCCCGTGTGGGTTATTGGTTTGTCCCTTGTGCAGTCCCATTTTGTAAAATTTTGTTATCTGCTAATTTCTCCTCATAATGCCCCTCAAAATATCGCGCTGAGTGTACATGGGTGTTCCCGTCGCTGGTCCTTATCACATACTCACCGATCGACACGGGCCACAATGAGCCTTTTATAATGATACCGATCGCTTTGTTTTTAAGTTGCTTCACGCTGCCATTGGAAAAATCCCAAAACTCTTTGAAGTTATCTCCCTTCCATTGGATGGCTTCGACGATGTGACCCGTTGGTGTGTGAATTGCTTTCATTGTTTATGAATTGGGCCACACCTGCGCGGCGGTTTCGTCTTTGATTGTAACGTAGTCGTAAACTTTCAAAGTTGCAGAGATAGCGAATACCTTTCCAAGTGCCTCGATGTGCTTCTTTACGGCCTTAACCGATTCAAGTTGCTCAGAATGTTGGAGTAGTTCACCATTGCCAGCGATGAGTTGAACGCGGTAGCCTTTGACTTTACGTGCGGATCCTTGACCTCTGAATGGTCTGTTGAATGAATCAACGATTTTGATGTGTGGTTTCATATTTGGGTTTTAATTGTTTCAAATCTCAATATCTTGGGTGGCCTTGCGTAAATCTTCGATGACCTGTTTGACACATGGGCCGCACGTTGTCACTTGAATGTTTTTGCCGCTGATCTTGGAGATGGCGGTGAAAAATGGTTTTAACTCATCCGTTGTGAACGAGGTTTGACCTTCGTACCGGTTCAACAATTCTCTTACTTGTACAAGCTCGTCGTGGCTTATTCCAACCGTGCCCCACTTGCCTGCCGGGCAAGATGCCCATGTGTATTTGGTCTTAATCCGCATCACGCATCCGCACAATCTGATCTTTCGGCGGTAATGGGTCACGATGTTGTCATCATCACCTTCCACGCTGCCGCCCAGGAGCAAAGTACCACAAGTGCCCGTGGAGGCTTTGAACCACTTACATTCTTTGCAGATGGTCAGGCGGTCGGCTTGGATGGATGGCTTAACTATCATGGCTCTATCACTTTTATACGTCTTTTCAATTTGGCTTTGACGATCCTTAATTTATCTTGGACTTCCTTTGGGTCCACTTCAATGATCTCGGCTATCTCCTGCGGCTTCAATCCCATGCGATAGGCACGTATTAGTTCCCTATCAAACTTTGGAAGGGATCCCGTGGCAAGGTCAATACACCCCATCATGATCTCAGTGTCGAATATCGTGGCCTCGTCGCTTTCCTCATCCGCGATCTGAGTGGATAACTCTACAAACCCTTGGGACTTGCGGTGTACATTCTTGCGCTGCCATAGCATCCGACGAACGTAGGCGTCTAAAAACCCATCTTCGCACGTCTTTTCGGCTATTTCTCGCTTCTCCAATATCCCAAGTACAATATCCGACAACAAATACTCCCCGTGTTCTTTGCTTCGGGTGTACTTTTCGGCTGTTTTCTGCCAAAGAGTGTAATTTTTTTGTATTTGAAAATCAACACATTGCACTTCGTTTCAAAGAAATATGTAAAAAATATTTGACATTCCAAAATATTGTCGTATCATTGCAGAGTCAAACAAACAAACAAACAAATATACATCAAATCACATGACAAATCCAAGAGTAATTATCGAGCCAATGCAGACGGGCTTCACTCAAACTAAGTCACGCCAATTCGAAACAAAAAAGGAAGCCATCGCGTACTACTACGAGTTATGTTATGACCACAACATCGAAATTACGGGCGATTGTTCGGGCGGTATTGGTCACGACTTCAGAATTTCACTAGAATATTAATCTCAAACACTTATACATTATGACAAACTTAGAAAAAATCGAACGCCTGCAAAAGCTCTACAAAGAAGCAGCGGACATGGTAGTTTATTGCGAAGATAAGATCGCCACAAACACCGAGGAATGGTCAACGAAGTATTCACTAGAGGAATTTAGAAAGGATGCAGCAGCGTTGAAATATGCGCTAAAAGGCATCCAATTAATGCAAGACCTAGTAAATGAAGGAGGGCAAGATGGCAACTAAAGTATGCGTGCAATCCTCAGTGAATGCACACCCACAATCGGGGTTTAACAACTGGCAAAACCTTCTTCGCGCTCAGCTTAAACCGCAGCTAGTCATGCGCAAAGCAACCGAGGGAGAGTTTGAGTACATACGTGAGCATCTCGATATCTTCAAGCATCTATTCACCGATCAAGACTTAATCAAACTGATCAGAGAAAACAAAACCGAGGTACATCACATGAATATGGGGTTAAATCACATGAAGATTGAGTTAAAGCCATTCTACGACGATGACACCGACACGCGAAGGCATTGGAGAGTTTACTTCACAGCCTCCATCGTCCGACTTGATCGTAACGGCGTAGAATCACAACTCACGAACCTAGTTTATCAAACATATCGCAAACTTTACACACTACATACATGAGCAAGTCAAAAGAGTTATTTATGAATATGCGCGAAGAGCAAGCGCAATTCGAAGCAAGCATCCAAGAACAAGAGTATTTCAATTCAATTAATATAAACAATCAAAATCAATTTACAAAATGAGCAACGAATTTTTGCCCGAAAACTACGAAGCCCCAAAAGGTGGCGGAGGTAACTACCTCAAATTTCAACAAGGTGACAACCGTTTCAGAATCCTATCGCGCCCCATCCTTGGATGGCTCGATTGGGACAATAACAAACCGATCCGCACCCGTCATTCTCAGCCAAAGCCAGCACCTATCAATCCACTCAAACCCGTGAAGCACTTTTGGGCGATGGTGGTATGGTCTGAAGATACCAAGTCAATCATGGTCTTAGAAATCACTCAGGCAGGTATTCAGCAGGCCATCCAAATCCTAGCCAAGGATCCCGATTGGGGTAGTCCTTTCGAGTACGATCTATGTGTAAACAAGTCGGGCCAAGATAAGGAAACAAAGTATTCAGTGAATCCCAAGCCTAAGAAACCGTTTAGTGCTGAGTGTGAGGCAGCCTTAATGAATACCTACGTAAACATCGAGGTGTTATTCGATGGCGGCGATCCATTCGCTAAGGGAGGTCAGTCATGATAGTTATTGATGGTTGTATAGTTGGCGCATCCGAGTTGGTGCGCCAACTCCAAGATGACGAGATCAGTGCCTTGGACGTGAAGATCGCGCTTAAACAAATGGAGGTAGCGATTGAGCAGGTTAAGAAGGTAGCGGATCGGATGGCAGCGGACGAAGCCGCGAAGCAAGGCGAAAGATCATTTATGCACAATGGCGCACGTATCGAACTTGCCGAACTCGGAACAAAGTACGACTTCACGCCATGCGGCTACCCACCATTGGCACGAATTGAGTTGACGATGAAAGAGTACGGAGAGCAGGCGAAAGCAGCTCAGAATTGGCTCAAATCGATTAAGGGCAAAACTGAATACATTGATCCTGTAACAGGCGAGGTGTGCGAAGTCTACCCACCCATCAAAACAAGTACCACTGGTATAAAAATCACACTAGCAAAATGATTACAATACCAGCAATACTTGAATCAGTGGCTACGCGAAAGGATCGCACGCTGAAACTAATATTCGGAACAAACGAGTTGAGCCCGTCGCAGGCGGGCCAACTCTTATCCGATACCGAGAAGTTTGGATGGCTCGCGTTCAAAGGTGAATCATTTAACCTAGACGAGAGCAAGATGCTCGAATCACTCAAAGCAGATGCGAACGATGGGTTTAAGTCCGATTCACAAAGGCTTCGGGCCGTCCTATATCGAAATTGGGAGATGGACAACCAAGGCTTCACAACGTTTGCACGCTACTACTCCCATTTCATGGAGCAAATCATAACCCACTACAAATCCAAGCTACTATGACCGTACAAAAACCACAACCGACACATCCACTTACTCAAATTATCATTGATTTGTACGGCACGCAGGTAGAGTTCGCAAAGCGGCACAAGATAAGCAGACCAACGGCAAAGAAGTACATGGACACGCCCGAATCGATGCCGTTTCGCCTAGTGGTGAAGCTGTGCAAGTCAGCAAAAATGAACGTCAAATTTGTTACTAAAAAAGGGGAGGGAGAGAATGAATGAACTAAATCAAATTAACACAAGCGCGATGACGTCCCTGGGCGAAGTAGCGGTCTACAATGGCCAGATCGCGGAGGCTTTCAAGCTATTCAACGACGGGATTAGGTACGTAGCCGTGCCAATTAACCAAAAGGAAGGTGTAAAATTGAGCGGAACGGATCCCATCAAAGTGATGAACGAGATCAAAGTTCAAACCATCATTAGAACGCTCGAAAATCTATTTGGTCCAATTCACGTTTGGGCGGTGAATAATCGGAGGCGCGATGTAGTGATCGCTAGGTCTTTGTTCTTTTGGGCGGTGAGAGGTTCGACTACGCACACCATTGTGAGTATTGGTGAGTTGCTGCCGGTGAAGTTCCATTACGCCACCGTCATCTACGCCAAAAATCAAATCGATCAAGCTATTCAGATGAACGACCCAATAGTCATGGATCGACTAGAGGTCATTGCGGCGGCAGTGGCTCAGGTAGGTGACAAGCGGCTACTCAAACACATCAAACTCATTCAGGGCAGTAACTCGATTGCACACGCGAAAAGGTTAATGCGAGAAAATCGTGAGTTATTACAATAATTTAATCAATAAAAATCAAATGAACAAATCAAACGTAGAACCAATGGTGAAGCATAGTAACCAAGTTCACACGACAACGGATTACTTTCTATTCAAGTCGATAGATGGCAACCGAAACAAAAACCTACTCCACATCAATCGATTGAAAAAGTCGATGGCAGAGAATTACCTATTCACGATCATTGTGGTGAATGAGAACTATGAGATCATTGACGGGCAACATCGCTTCGACGTTATTCAGGAACTCAATTTACCATTGCACTACGTCATGTGCGAAGGTTATGGACTGAATGAGGTTCACATCCTTAACCAAAACTCAAAAACTTGGAACGCGGACGATTATTTGACTGGGTACTCTAACATGGGATATGAAGATTATTTGAAATATGCCGCTTTCAAAGCGAAGTATAATTTAGGTCACAATGAAACAATGTCGCTTTTATCAGGAATACCCAACAAGATTGATATTGATGTTTTTTATAGCGGAGATTTTAAGATCAAGTCATTGAAGTATGCGGAAGATATGATTGAAAAAATCATGATGATTGAGCCTTATTATGTCGGTGTAAGAAGAAGAGCGTTCATTTATACAATGATGTCCTTATTTAGAAATCCAAATTTTGAATTTACTGAGTTTCTGCAGAAGTTGAAAGTACAACCTACTGCTTTGCAGGACTGCACAAACATCAGCAATTACAAAGTGCTAATCGAAGAAATTTACAACTACCGCCGCCGCGAGAAAGTTAATTTGAGATATTAACAAGTTGGCACTTTAATGTGATTTCGATTATATTTGTGGTGTTCATTCATGCAGCGATTGAACACATTAAAAAGTATTAATTTCCCATTGGGCGAGGAGCTGCATTCCGAACCCAGTGGGATTTTTTTTTATGCTATGGAAAAAAAGTCATTCGTTATTCACAAAGATTCACTTTGCATACTCGACCGACTAACCGACGAACAAGCGGGTAAGTTGTTTAAGGCAATTAGGAACGTGCAAAATGGAATAGAACCCACTGACGATACTCTCATTCAGATTGTACTTGAGCCATTCGTTCAGCAATTTAAGCGCGATGAAGGTAAGTGGCAGGCTACCATCGAACGCAATGCGAAAAATGGGGCAAAAGGAGGTAGGCCACGTCAAAGTACTGATAATCAATCGGAGAAAGAAGAAACCCAAGAAAAGCCAAAAAACCCAGTGGGTTATTTTGGGTTATTAAAAAACCCAAACAAACCCAAAAAAGCCGATAGTGATAGTGTTAGTGTTAGTGATAGTGATAGTGATAGTGTTAGTGTTAATGATAGTGAATGTATAGTCGAACAAAGTTCTCCACCAAAAAAATCCACACGGACTATCTTTGTCAAACCTGCGCAAGATGATATCTTCGCCTATATGATTGAGTACACACAATCAAAGAATCAAACTTATGCAAAACAATTCCTACAACTTGAATCGTCAAAGATGTTCAACTACTACGAATCGAAAGGTTGGACCATTGGTAAATCTCCGATGAAAGATTGGAAAGCAACGACTAGAAATTGGTTGCTTAATCAAAATGCTAAAAACAATCCACAAACAAGTTGCGCCGAGCGGCCCGCGACAAAAAGAACTATCTACACATGAGCGAAGCACTACTTCACAAGATACCACCCCATTCGATTGAACATGAGCAAGCGATACTCAGCACTTGCCTACAAGACAATCGCAACCTCACTGAGATAACATCGATCCTTGAGCCAAACGACTTCTACAATCCCAAGCACTCTACAATCTTTGGGGTCATTGTTGACCTTCACGCGGCAGGCGAACGTGTGGACCTGCTATCGGTAGCGAAGAAGATCCGAACCTTGGGCAAGATGGCGAACGTCGAAGTGAGCGAAGTGGCAGCGATGACAAACCACTCGGTTGTGTACTGGGATCAACTTTCGGGGTATTGCTACTTCATCAAAGAGAAGCGAATGATGCGCGACGCTTCCATGCGAGCCCTTGCAATTTACCAAAGTTGCTTTGATGAATCTAATACCATCGACGATGTATCTGCAATGGTCGACGAGCTTGGCAAGTCACTGACCCCAACGACCACGGCAACCGATATGACTTCACTACGCGATGTGATCCCGTCGGTACTCAATGAAATTGGAATGAGGGCAAGCGGTCAAATTACCCAAGGCGTTAAGACGTATTTGCGAAGCGTAGATGCCAATATCGGATTCATTGGCAACTCTGATTTGATGGTCATCGGAGCACGTCCTGGAATGGGTAAGACTGCTTTCATTCTCTCGACCGCGATTAGGCAGGCCCAAAATGGCGTTAAAGTGGCCGTATTTTCGCTTGAAATGAGCAACGAGCAGTTGACATACCGCATACTCTCCCAAGTCATGAATTTGAGCCTTGAAAACACAATGAAAAAAAGTATGTTGGCAAGTGAGTTGGAGTTCATAAACCTAAACTTGTCAAAAATTGACAACTTGCCCATCTATTTGTGCGATAAAGCAGGGTTAAACATCGCGCAATTTAGAACACGAGCGCGAACCATGCGCGACTTGTACGGAGTTCAGATCATTTATGTGGATTATATCCAACTTATCCAAGGCAGCCAACGTGGGAATAGAGAGAATGAGATCAGTGAGATCAGTAGAACGCTCAAAGTCGTGGCTAAGGAGTTAAAGATACCTATCGTGGCATTGAGCCAACTGTCTAGGAATGTGGAAACGAGAACGGATAAGCGGCCTATGCTATCAGATTTAAGGGAATCGGGAGCCATAGAGCAAGATGCCGACATCGTAGGTTTCCTTTATCGCTCGGACTACTACGACGATGGAAGGGATATGGACGGAAACGACACGCGAGGGATGGCTGAGTTTATAATCGCAAAGAATCGCAACGGAAGCATGGGAACAAGTCAATTAACGTTCGTTCCACACATTGCCCAGTACACTGAGATCAAAACATTCCAATCTAATTCAGTTCCATTTTAATCATGAGAAAGATTTATCCAATACATCAAAGAATGAAGTTCGAGCCGAACGAACTTCCTGCACGCCAAGAACGCAAGCTTGACATTTGGCAGTTATTCATGCGCGAATTTGATGCGCTCAAATCGTCTGCACTTCGTGGAATATCACTCAAAGAGTACAATGGTCAGCTAGTCGACGTAACGCAATACATGAAGTTGCGGATTGTGGAGGTATCGGAGGAACTCCGCGACGAGCCTATTTAGACACATTCCAAACTACTCAATCCCTTGCGTTTATCGCTTGCAATAATTATCTTTGTCAAATGAAACAAAGAGGCAGGCCAAAGCAAGAGCCGACTAAGATAATATTTAGGCGTGTTCCAGTACCGATATACGCTGAGATCATTGAGCAAATTCAAATAATGATAAACAAATACAAAACAAAATGAAACAACTTAATCAATTTCTGCAAGAAATAAACGCTTGCGATATCGCACGAGAATGGGCACAAGGAAAAACCATTGAAGAAGTAGTTATACAATGTCATAGAGGCGATTGGCTTCTTTGGCTTGCTTATAAAATCAACGTGGATAAAATATCGCTAACTTTAACGAAGGGCAAGTGCGCGGAAACTGTCATTGGTTTAATGAATGATGATCGAAGCAAGGCAGCTGTAAAAGCGGCTATTGATTATGGCAATGGATTGATAAGCGATGATGAGTTAAAAGCTGCTGCTGATGCTGCTGATGCTGCTGCTTATGCTGATGCTGCTGCTTATGCTGCTGCTGCTGCTTATGCTGCTTATGCTGCTGATGCTGCTTATGCTGCTGATGCTGCTGCTTATGCTGCTGCTTATGCTGCTGATGCTGCTTATGCTGCTGATGCTGCTGCTTATGCTGCTGATGCTGCTTATGCTGCTGATGCTGCTGCTTATGCTGCTGATGCTGCTGCTTATGCTGCTGCTCGTAAAAACAGCCAAATGCAAACTGCTGATATTTGCAGAGAAATAATCGGCAATCAAATCATTCAAATTGTAAAATCAAAATTATTATAACAATGAAACAACTTAATTCAGATTTTAGAAACGCCAAAGTAGGTGACAAGGTTTACTGTGTAGATGGAAGTGTGCGCGAAATTATTGCGATTGATGACTATGACAATGAATATCCAATAGTTCTAAATAATGAAAGGTGTTATATGTATGATGGAAAGTATTTGTGGAATGACCCCAATCCATCCATCTTCACACACCCCGTCAAAGTCATCCACGCGGATGATGAACCATTCGTTGAAAGAGTTATGGAGGTGAGTGCTAGTGAAAAAAGATGGGTAAAGAGGGTTGCCTTTATGAAAAAAAATGGAGACATATTAGCTTGGAATGATGCAGAAACACTTGAAGATGCAAAGAAAGTCACAACCGTAACCTCTTGGCCATACGCCCGTGAAATCCAACCAGTGAACCCACGTATTGCTGAGATTGAAAGTCAGATACAACGATTGAAAAACGAACTCGAAACATTAAAGGAGATCAGCAAATGATAGCAGGATCAATCTTTATAGGTTTCACGGTGCTAGTGTTAGCTGGCGCACTGATCAATTTACGCAAACAAATAAGAAAGCAAAATGAGCAACGATAAGAAACAAACGGCGGTTGAGTGGTTAATTGATTGGATGGGTAAAACTCAATATTTTATTGGAAATGATTTCCTCCAAGCAGTCAATGAAGCCAAAGCAATGGAGAAGGAGCAGATAAAGGATGCATATCAATCAGATAGGTTTCCCTGCTCAGAAGAAGATGCCGAACAATACTACAACGAAACATACGGAGGTCAAGAATGATTACAGCATTTGAACTTTTAGGATATATTTTTTGCATGCCATTAATTTTTATATTGGCAATTATTTGGTGGGAAGCGTGTAAATGGGTTATAGAAGATATCAAAAAATTTTTTAAAAAATGACTAAGATTAAGCAGCACAAATGGATGAACGTACATGACTTGCCGTATCATTACAATGATAAAAATGCAACGTGCGAAATATGCGGAATGATAAGATTACGATTAACCTATTTGAAGTCTGATGAAAATGTCGTTTACTATCACCCTACATCACCTAATGCGATCACATACAAAGCACCTAAGTGCAAAAAATACAAAGCACCAACAACTAACTCATGCCCACCTGTCGCATCTGCAAGTCCAAGTTCACCGCCCGTTTCTCATCCTTCCAAAAGACGTGTGAAACTCCGTCGTGCATTATTGAATGGTCAAAGCAGCAAAGGGAAAAGGTAGCGAAGAAAGAACAGCGCGAGTGGAAGTCCAAGGCCAAAGAGAAGTTGATGACGCTATCGGACTACATCCAAATCTGCCAGCGTGTGTTTAATACCTACATACGAATGAGGGATAAGGATAAGCCTTGCATCAGTTCGGGCAGGCCGTTAAAAGGGAAGTACGACGCGGGCCACTACTTTAGTACGGGCGCATATCCCAACCTTAGATTCCATGAAGATAACGTGCATGGTCAGTCAGTACATGATAACAGGGATTTGCACGGCAACTTAATTGCCTACCGCGAAGGGTTGATAAAGAGGATCGGAATGGAGCGATTCGAGGCGCTAGAGGCACTAAAACAAGTTCCAAGGCACTACACCATTCCAGAAGTAAAAGAGTTGATTAAAACATATCGAAACAAAATAAAGGAGTTACAATGAAAGGAGAATTAAAAACAAAATTTTACGAGTTCAGCCAAAACAATTCAGGTGGAAGTTTTGATGTTGACGACAATGTTTGCCATAGAGTAATAATTGAAGCTGCTGATGCAAACCACGCACAAAGTATTTTTGAACCAATGATTGAAAATCAAAGCGGTTCTTGCCCTTGTTGTGGAGATAGATGGTCAAGTTATGACCCTCACGAAATTGAATTATCTAAATGGAAAGAAAAAGGTTATCCTGTTGGTGTTTATAGCCACTACAAGGATGCAGAACAAAGATGGTTTGCATTGTATGGTGAGTTTCCGAGAATTGAAGAACCTACGTGGCAAAAAAAATACAGCTCAAAAGAATTTACTGGTAAAATTTACTTTGAAAATATTGAGCAGTATTGTCAATTTATGGCAAACATTTATGGTTGGACTGTTCCTGATGTTCGTATTCATTTTTTGGATGGCACTAAAAAGGAAATCTTCAAATTGGAAGTATAGGTTAATGTCAAATTTGAGTTCAAGAAGGGCTCACAATCAAAAAATGCCTAATGGTAGAAATAAAAAAGTGCATGAAGTTGAAGATAAAATAAATTGTGCTTTTTTAGAAGAATTAAAAAACAAACAAAACGGTATGTGTTACTGGCTAAGTATACCTATGGATTTTACATCAAAAGACAAGCTAAGAAAACCAAGTTTAGATAGATTAGATAATAACATAGGATATACAAAAAAAAACATTGTTTTAAGTACAGTATTTGCAAATACAGGAAGGAGAGATGCTTCTGTACTCGAAATGTCTGACTTTGTCAAAAATTACTTATAACGTAAAATAATAAACGCAGTTGCGATATGGAAAAACAAATTGAAAATATATTGATAAAAGTTGATGAAGGCACGATGCCCGTTCAACAAGCACTAAGCGAGCTATTGCGTTTATTTAGTGTTAGCGGTATGTGTATCGGTTGTGATTGGATTGATATAGACTATAAGGTTCGCAAATGTGTAAAGTGTGGTAAAACAGAACAGTTTGATTAGCTACATTACCGCTAACGTCGGGCTATACGCTACTCATAGCGGTAATACAACCCAATACAGAACGATATACCAATATAACACGCCATAGGTCGCGAGGAAAAAAAAAAAAATAAACCACTCACCGATTAAGCCACTGCTTAACTGACCAGTACGTATTGATTTGATGGTCTTTTGGGTCAAGTGTGAAGCATGGAAAAACGGGGTGTGTTTTTAGACTAAAGTACCTTTGAGCGTAGGACGATGAAGTCTGAGTAGAACCCCCGTTGATAGCCACCTTTGTCTTGCCTCCGCTTGTGTAAGTTAGCAACCCTGGCACATGACTATCACCTGCTAAGCACACATCCACCCAAGGTGCTTCATCGCGGAGGTATCTCATTTGGCCGTGCGTGGGGTTATACATCGATCTACCTCTGAATAGGTGAGATACTGCCACGTTATACGTTTGACGGCCTACATTCAGTTGCAAATGACCAATACCATTAAAGTAAATTACATTATCTTCAAGCATCATGGCCGTTGGTGAATATCCGATTTGCTTCTCTTCGCGCTCAACTGCGTGATTGCACCAAGTCGCGGCTATTACTTTGTGTTTAATCTCCTTCATAATGGATTCAAGTACCTTGTACTGCCATTTGGGAGGGAGTAGGTTATCCGATACCTCGGCAACTGATCGCATCTTGATGGCCATTTGGATGAGGTCACCCGACAAGATCACATAGAGGTTGGGTGTGTTTACGATTTCTTCAATCACCTTTTGAACTAGGTCGTGGTCAGTGCCCCATGAACCAATGTGAGAATCGCAGATATTGACGATGCAAATAGGTTTGTTGGTCTTGATGGACCATATCGCATCGGTAGCACTTTTGGTATGCGATTGTAGGACTTGTTTGTAGTCGTTTGCGGCCTTGAATATCGTTCTCCAATCTACTTCTTTGACCTCTTTATCCGTTGTGATATTGTCGGTCTTGTATTGGGCCAAATCGCGCTCAGGATTCGCTGGTCCATTTACTCGGTAGTAATACGATCGGATCGTTTCGGCGGTGTACTTACCCCCGTCAGTGAGTTCGATCACCTGCTCATTTTTGTAGAGCTGGTTTGCGTACTGCCTAACTGATAAATTAGGGTCTTTTGGAAACCTAAGAAATAGGCTTGTCATCAATGCGTGCAACTTGCCCTGCACTGTTGGCTTGGACGAAGAGTTGTTCGATGTGTTCATAGTTTGCGTTTATTAAAATTTGTTGATTATCGATGTGAACGAGCGCGAGTTTAACCCGTGTGTTTTCATCATAAGTGAAGTCCATCGTGCCAATCATGGAAACCATCTTCATGTTGATGACGATGGGTTCTATGTAGATGTATTCGAGTGGCGGAGGCGGTGGGTTTGGAAGTTCTAAATCTTCCGTGAGATACCGATATTCAGAGGCTTCCTCTGCATCGGCTGCGAGTATTATTTTATCGCAGTATAGGATCATGGATTGACTATCAAAATCTTTTGAAGCATTGTCAAACGGCAGTCGAGATGGGTCCAGGTCGGGGTGAAGGCGTGATTCTCTAGTGTTGTGATTATTTGCGACTGAATCAAATAGCGTTCGTTCTTAAGTATAAACTCGTGCACCTGCTTTGGGGTGTATCCTTTGACCTTTATATCAATCGCACGTCCGAACTTATGTTGGCTCATGCTCGCCCCGGTGCGAGTTTCGTATCTTCTTAATCCGCTTTCGCGGTACTGCCCACCCGTTGCCCAGTTGTTTATCACTAATGGACTATTCAATCCATTGCGGATATACTCGGCTGCTTCAATCATTCGCTTGTCAATAAATCCAAGCGAGCGTTGGCCTAGCTTTCCATAGATGATCGGATCGATAAACTCATCTAGATAAAAATTATCGGATATTTGGATGCGTTTCATTTCACGACTTTTGAAAGGGTTTCATCTTTCATGCGCGAGCTGCGAGTGGTGCCGAGGTAGTAGGCAAAGGCCATCCCTGCAAAGGTGAATACCTGACCTACGCCCATGTTGAACAAATCCTTTTTTTCGTTTGGAACAATAGGCCCAAAGGCTAGGAACGCAAACGCCCCTACATACATCACTAGCGCGATGATGACCGTAGCACCCATAAGCCAATCGCGCTTACCGCCCGTCGCTTTGATGTATTCGACCTCGCGCGAACGTGCTGATTGCTTATCGGCTATCTCAGTTTTGAAGTACTCAAACTCCATGCGCTGAAGTTCCATTTGATACTCCAATTTTTTCATCTCAAACTCCTCAGCAAGTGCCGCGATTTGCGCATCTTCATCGCGTTTCTTATTGAGTAGATCGCCAACCTTTTCGATGGCCTCTATTCCCGTCACATCGCCAACGATGGATACCACATCGCCAATCACTGGCTTCACCTTTTCACGGACAAATTCCCAAAACTTGCCTTTTTTCTTTTTTTCTTCGCTCATTTTTGTGTAGGGTTTATGATTTTCTGAAGGATAGACTTATAGTGAGTAGTTAGGTAGATCATGATCTTCTCACCGAACAAGGTAGCCAATGGAACGAGCCACTTGCCCTGGTTATCCATGTCGTTATTGGAGCAATAGACGGCGGTTAGATAGCCAAAGAATACACTGATGCCAACGATGCCCATCCATTGGAGCATATTCAATCTACGCTTCATAAGTAGCTCAGTGGATATCTTAGCGATTACGCCAACGGCAATGGCCGCAATGAAGGCGTAGCTTTTGGCAAAGAAGTCTAAAAGATCGGTCATTTCTTTTTGTCGTTGTTTTGTTTAGCTTGTTTCAAGTCTAGGCACTTCTTTAATTTGATTGCCAACTTCTCGTCTCGGATTCGGTTTTTTTTCATTGTCTATCGATCATGTAACGTGGATAAATTCGACGTGCCGCACCCATATCGTGGTTATTGTCAGTTGTCATAAACGACAAGTGATTGTTATACGTTGGCGTGACTTCGCTGCCCGTGTTCGTATTCAACTCAGGAAAGAATGAGGAGTTGTCGCATAGGTAAGCTTGCAATCTTTGAGCGTAGAACCTACTATTTTTCTTTGCATCCTCAATACGCCTGTTCATCTCAGTCATTCCAACAGCTGATGTGTTCTCTGAGTTATGTTGAGCTATCGATCCGTTGTCGATTTTGTAGTTCAAAGATGGAAGCATCTCCTGGTAAGTGAACCAAACAAGGGCAGGACGTAGGTAATCATTGCGCAATGTGAGATAATTGCCAGCGATTGTTCCATCATCGGAATCGTCTTTGATCTTGTTCATCAACTTAGTACCAAGTAGCGGCTCGATCCACATATCTTGCGCAAGGCGAATGTATGGGGTCATTTTGGCCGTTTCTACCGATGTGTTTACGTCGGTATTTTGGTAGATATAGTCGGGTGATATTAGAAGTATTTGTGCCATTATTCTTTTGGGTTTTTGAAGCCGTGGTTAGGCATATCGTATGGTCTAGTCGAAGCATCTGCCCAGTACTGAGCGTCCTTAAATTCAAATCCTTTCTTTGCCGCTGCACGTTGGCTAATTCGCTCGTCATTGGATAGCCCTTTGTTGGGTAAGAATTTACCGCCTTCGCGCTTACGCATGAATACCTGACGTGACCAAAAATGCTTGCAGTTCGCACCGCCTTTGTAAAGGAATATCGAGTAAGTGCTTTCACCTTTGGCCGCGAACTCTTTATTGATACCTTCATCGCCCATCTGAATTATATCTTCGTAGCGATAAACCACACCTGCTTGCGATGCTCGCACCATATTTTTGCAGAAGATACGTGAGTTATCCGATAGGGCAGTTGAATACTTGTAACGTACCTTGATCAAACCGCCGTCGTTTTGACTTTTGTCATCAGGATTCGCAAAGCGTTTGAATAGTTTGACGCTAGATAGCTCCTCGTCGGGCGATGGCATACCACTTAACACCTCCTCGCTTACAAGCTCATACTCATTCATGTCGATTTGTTCACCGCAAGCATAGAGATGATTAAGCCACGCGACCTCTTGAGCCTCCGTCATTTCGTTCTTTTGCTTTGATAAGGTCAAAGGTGCTGGCGTTGGTGCCTGAATATCCACAAATAACGAATCGTTGGCCACAATAGACAAGTCAACCTTCAATACTTCTTCGAGCGTGTCAGTGATAATGCGCTGCATTGGCTCAATAACGTTATCATTGAAGATCATTAAGCCTTGACGCATCTCGTCCGCATTTGAGCTGAATCCATCACCTCCGAACTTTACACCAAAGAGTAGCGGAGTAGTGACCAAATGACCCACTAGGATCTTCTCAGTTGCCGTCTTATTGAGTAGGTCGTACTGCTTATCCGCATCATTGAGTTGATAGGTAACGATGTCGGGCTTTTGTTGGTCAGGTTCGTTGAATAAAACAACTACCTTACCTGCACTACTCGCGCCCGTTGCCCCTTGCAATTCGCGCTTGATGTTTTCCTTGGTGTCTTGGTCAGGTGTTCCGTTAAACAAAGACACGATCGTACCAGGCGCAAACTGATTGAGCACGTTTGATACGTGAAAGATCGAGATTTGACGGTCAAGTTCGATGTAGTTTATACATGACTTGTACGATGGCTGCGGATAATATACGGATGTCGTTTCGTCAAGGAAGCTAATCTTTACAAATCGGTTATTGTCTTTGTGTTCAAGTGGTATGAACTTTGGCGTGTTGGCTTTCTTGCGAGTTTCGGCCCAATTACGTGAGTAATAAACCCCCGTAACGTCACCATCACTTGTCACCGCTAGTCTGCAATTTTCAAAAGGCAAATGGTTCACCCTTGCGATGGCACTGCCGTCTAGTGTTTTGATGCACTCAACGTAAAAACCACCGTACAAAACAAGGTCCAATGAAATGGATGGAAGCGATCGGTTCAATCTGAGTTGATCCACAACGACTGACGATGTGAAGCCTTTGCCAGCGACCATCTTCGCAATTCCTTTCACAAGTGCACCATGAATCGGTGAACTATCCGCAAGTTCTTTGAGGTACATGGGGTATTGGTTATCTTCACCATAGCGAAGCCATCCACCTCTATCGTATCGCTCCGTCGATGCTATGGCTTGGTATTGCGATAGCTCAACGAGTGACACATTTATATCTTTTTTTTTCTCTTCCATTAGTCAATGATTTTGATTGTCTGCTGACCCTCGATAATCTCAAACGAATCGGTAGTGTTTTGAATGATCAACGTACCTCTTTCCACAAGGCCCACTACCGAGGCGTTTAATGGATCGATATTACTGCTTGAATTTTGCCCATAGACGTAGTATTGATACGTGCCATGGTTAGTTAGTCCAACCGTGGTCAAAACTACCTCCGTAGCCCTTGTATTCTCATTGGCTACCGATAGCACCTGAGCGAGCTTTGTACCTGAACGATCTACACCTACACCATCGAGCACCATCACTAGCAAATAGTGAGTGAATGGTGTTGAATAAAACGACCTTCCCTCATCGAGTGTAAAGTATGCCGTTTGGCTCGCGGTGTTAAATTGTAAGTATATCATTTATGGTGTAAATTTAACAAAAAAGGTGGGCAATTTACCCACCCTTTTGTATAAACAATTAAACTCCCAATATATTAATAAGCTGGGCTTACTGTTGCGTTCGCAATATTGTCAAACGGATTGGTTGTGTATGGTTCAACGAACGCCGCTTGCTCAACACATTCAGCCATGAAGGTCAAAGTGTGTCCAACGAAGTCACCCTTCGCGCCACCTGCCGTGATCGATCCAGCACTTACCTCTGCACCTTGATCCAATCCCATCATGTGGATGCGATCATTCATATCACGAACGAAGATAATTAGACGGCGATTGCGCACCATTTTACCAAGTTCTACGCGATACGTTGGCGCAAGGTCAGATAGTTGAATAGTCAACGTCTGAGTAAAGAATACGGATTGAGTGTCGCTCGATGCAGTCACTTCCTGAGTGAATACATTAGCGTTTGACTTCAACTCATAGCGGTACAATGTAGCCGCTGCAAAGTCAGTCACTTGATCCGTTCCATCATAGGTCAAAGAATCTTGAAGGATTCTCCAATCAGCGAAGAATACCTCTTTGATACCTCCGACTTGATTTTTACAATCGAGCAGTCTGCCCGTAGTTAATGCACATGCCATTTGTGTGTGATTTTATTAAAAAAACGGGGAGTACTTACCCTCCCCGTCTTTATGATTAAGGTTTGTAGAAAGCAATCTCGTTGCCACGTCCGTATTGAACGGCTGCAAAGAAGTCAGCTGAGAAGTTTACGTTCTTAGCTCCAGTCACGTTGCGCTGATCCAACACTACGATGTTGTTCATGTCGCTTTCTTTGTTGGTACCAAACCAAAGGTTTGAAGCCTGCGCGAATACCATCACATTGTCGCTCATACCTGGGCACTCGATGATGTCGTATGAACCCTGCCAAGTCATGCGGATAGCATCACCCGATTGGAACAAGTTGTTATTTCCAAGTGCGCTTTGAGCGTTTCTCCACGCCTCAGCAACGTTAGAAGCAACGTACAACTTTGGCTTCTCAGGAGCGCGACGAACGCGAACGGGCAATGTAGCGATTACAGTTGCGATCTCAGCGACTACGTTTCCATCGGTGATGGCTACGGGAGTAGCTACGTCAAGAACGGTTGCGTCTGCAGTAAACAAGGCTTGGAAGCCATCGAATGAACCTGCGCCTGCGGTACCCTGCCAAATCATTGTTTCCATGATTGCGCCGATGTTACCTGCCATTGTAGCGATCAAAGCATCAGCAACTGATCCTAGTTCACCATTTTGTGCGGCCAATGCTTCCCAGTCTTGCAAGAAAGTCAAAGTACACAACTGACGTTGCATCGCAAGATCAACAAGTGTCAACGTGCGCTCGTCAATGTCAACTGTACCCGTTGGAGTAAAGTCGCAAGTTTGATCTGCGAAAGTTGTCGCGCTATCGGTCAAACGACGTACTTTCAATTTACCCGGTACGTTTTCTTTTACCGTGATGTGCTTTGTAGTTTCTGCAGCGAGAAACGCTTTAAGATTCCACTCACCTGCGGCAACGCCTGCGTAGGTGGTAGTGAGGTTTGTAGTTGTTGGCATTATTCTATTTTATTTCTTTGTTTTTATTAGTTTGAAAATTGAGCCAACACACGCTCAGTGTAAGTCATTTTTTCAAACGGCTTTACTGATGGTTGGTCATCTGATTTTTTCGCCTTAGCGAGTTCGGTTTTGTCTTTTACTGATGTAGTAGCGGCTTGCTTTGACAACTCAGTTACCTTCTTTTCAGAAGATGCAAGTTTGGTAGTCAAGTCAGCGTTTGAAACCTTCAATGCTGAAAGCTCAGTGGCTTGTGTAGCGTTTGCAGTTTCCAAAGCATTTACACGCTCAGCTAATTGGCTGATGATCTCAGTCACTTCGCTAGACATCTCTTCAGTCTTAGCTGTGATCTTTACGATCTTGCCATCGGCTACGTTTACCACGGTGCCATCTTCTAGCGTGTGATCTCCATCGGGTGCAGGGATAACCTCACCTTCGATCGTCACGTAGATTTCTACACCTTCGGCAAACTCGTCCGCAGGTGTACCTACTTCGATGCCTTCGATTGTTTTAGCCATAGCGGAGAGTGTCACCTTCGCTGGCTCTTCAACATTCAACTTTACGTTGAACTTGTTAAGGATTTCTTGGATTTTATCTTTCAACATTGTATTGTTTTCTGATATATCCGACCTTGCTTTAATTGTGTTTTATTGTAAATTTTTCTTTGCATTGTTTAGCCTAACTTTGTGCTATGCCTTACGTTTCTAAATTTAATGAACGGCAAGAGATTGCAATAAGCTACCTATCCCCAAGTAGCGAAGTGGAGCAAATACTCTACGGCGGTGGCGTGTATGGTGGTAAGTCATGGCTAGGGTGCTATTGGCAAATACTCAGGAGATTGAAGTACCCCAACACCCGTGGACTTATTGGCCGTGCGGAGTTAAAGAAACTGCAACTGTCCACGATGAGTACATTTTGGGAGTTGTGTACAAAGATGAATTTAACCCCAGGTAAGGATTACGCTTACAACGGCCAACTAAATCGGATTACGTGGTTTAATGGGTCCGAAACTATACTCATGGACATGGCCGACACTCCGAGCGATCCTGACTTTCATAGATTCGGATCACTTGAACTTACTGATTATTTTTTGGACGAGGCAGCGGAGATAAGCGCAAAGGCCGTCGAGATCCTAGATACCCGTGTGCGCTATAACCTAGTGAACGGACGGCCAAAGGGATTGATTACGTGCAACCCGACCAAGGGATGGCTATACAATGACTTTTGGACCCCGTACAAAGAAGGCAAATTGCCGCCACATAGAGCGTTCGTCCAAGCCTTGCTAAAGGATAACACTATTGTACCGAATGAAGCCTATCAAAAGAAGATGGAGAGGCTCAATGAGCGCGATCGTAAACGTCTACTCGATGGCGATTGGGATTATGACGATTCGCCCGACAAGCTATTCGATTACGATAGCATGCTGCAAATGTTTAACACAACCGAACCAACGGGAGAAGGGTTTATAACGTGCGATCCTGCGGCAATGGGCAACGATAGGACGATTATAATGATATGGAAGGGCATGCACTGCACCAAAGTGATTGAGCACGTCCACAAATACCCTCACGAGGTTGCCAATATCCTACGCGAGCTGGCATCTAGTCACTCCATCAAACTCAATAACGTGCTAGTGGATAGCGACGGACTTGGAATAGGGGTAAAAGGAATACTTGGATGCCGTGAGTTTCTCAATGGATCGAGCGCAATTGACAAAGAGCATTTTTTCAATCTTAAATCCGAGTGCTATTTCAAACTATCGGAGGCCATCGGTATGAATCGGATTCACTTTAGCGACCATTCGCAGCGCGACAACATCATAAAAGAATTGGATTTGGTTCGGGATGCGAGCAAAGAGGATAAGAAAAAACAAGTGTCTAGCAAAGATCAGATAAAGGCAAGGCTTGGGCGTTCACCCGACTACGCTGATGCGCTCATGATGCGCATGTATTTTGAACTTCGCCCGAACTACGGCAAATATTCATTCTAAAATAAAAAGCCCCCGACGTTTCGAAGGCTTTTCGCTTGGATTTACGTTGGCTTTTGCTCATGGCAACATAAATGCGGTATAAGTTGCGTCAGGACAGGACTCGAACCTGCAAGGGATGCCATTATAGTGACCACACGCAACGTGCTTTTTTACCCATAGTGCTATAACCATCTATTGCGTCTACCAATTCCGCCACCTGACTATGCAAATATAAAGAAAAAACCCCCGACGTTTCAGGGGTTTTTATCTCAAATCATTGTGCAAACAATAATACTAAAACAAACTTAAACACATATACGCCGCGAATATACGGCTCATTGTTACAATTTGAAAATATCATGGAAAACTTCGCCCGTGCGAACATCCATGTAAATTTCATTGTCCGTTTTCTTGCCATCTAGTGGCTTGTATTCCACACACATACCGATAGCAGCACGTTGGCCGTTGGCGTCAAAAGTCAAAATAACTTCGTCCTCGGTTTGTTGAATACCGAAAGTGCTACCCCATTCTATGCGCACAGGCTTCACCGCTTCATTTTCAAATGCAATATCTAGGCATTGACCATAGTTGCCCATCCCTGAGTAGTTCGGTTCGGGGTAGTCAGCATTTGTTGAGTCGTTATAAGCACGCAAGCGTACAACGAAGTCAGGCGTACGGCTCGCGTATGGTGGAATCAATGCACCAAAGTTGAACGTATTGTCATCTTTGCCGTTGAAGTAAACGTTCGGAATCCACACCCCTTCCTCTAATGGCTCAAAGTCAGTGGCCACATTCAACAAGTGAGTGTTTTCGCTTGGGGTTTCGAGTTCAAAGAGTTGGTAGCAATTTTCAGCAATCATTTCGGCGGTAATTCCAAAGGCCAATAGCTCAGAGCGTGTGAACGTCTTGTTGAATTTATGACGTACCACCTTTGGCGTTGTAGTTTGGAAGGTCGTTGTATTGAAAACAACTAGTCCGATCAAACCTTCGTGAGGGCTTCCATCATTGGCTGCATTTCTGAAAGCATTGTGGTAGATACGCTTGAATTTACCATTGCTAAATTCCATAGTCTGCTTGCCCGTCCAAAACTCTTTGCCTGCTTGTGGACCAACGGGAACAACGAACGTGCTCGCTTCTTTGGTCAGTAGGTTTCCATCCTCGGAAACTTCAAAGCCGTGATTGTTGACCAAAAGTCCAAGGTAGTTGTAAGACATCCACGCATCGTTTCGGCTCACGTTTGTTTTGGTCAGCTCATAGGTGGCAGTCTTAACCCACTTGCGAGTAGCGCGATCATACGCCATTGTCACGTTCTCTTTGAGTGCAGGTACCATTTGTTCGGTTTGTCTTAACCAACCATTGAACCGCGTGAGTTGATCGGGAATACCGATCCTTTCAGTTGTTGTTTTCATTATAAAAAATTAAGGGTTTAATTGTTTGGCGAAGATAGCACCTTCTCAATTTCATTCAAGATTTGTTTCTCTTTGCTCAGTTGCGCAAATTCACCTTCGATCGAGAATCCACGAACCTCGCCCGTCTGAACCTTTGCCCATGCTTCGTCATTGTCAACCTTTACACCAACGAACCACGTTCCGATGGGATAATCCATGCCAAAGTGAACCGACTTATCCGATTCACCTTCCTTTATCCATGATTCAACTACGGTCATGCCATTGAGTTTTAGCGTGTGTTCAATCGTGTGGTCCGATTGGTGTCCATCCTTCATAAATTGCTGCGAAGCGTTGACGATGGTTTGTGCCGGGAACTCGATCAAATATTCTTCGCCCGTGTTTTTGTCAATGCGTAGTATCTCCTTGTCGGGGATCATAGCAGCACCAAATAACATACGGCGTTCTTTGTCGACTTTCAAAAATACTTTTTGATCAGTTGACAAGGCAATGAAGTCAGCCTCCATTGCTGGCATCTCTACGATTGAGATGGCATAAACTCCGACAACTTCATCGGATAGTCCATAAACGATTTTCTTTCTTTTCTTTTCCATGTTTCAAATTTATTATAATCTACGTAAGTCTTGAATTTTAGCGTTAGCATCTTGGGCATTACTCACACTTCCTGCTAGTACATAGGTTTGTGCGCCTTGCGCTGGTCGGTTATTGATAAATGACATATCAACGGGGTTGAATGTAGGTGTGCCACCTGCCATCGATCCACCGCCTCCGAGTGATGGGGGAGAAGGTGACGGCCCTGGCCCTTGCGTTCCACCATCGAACTTCTGCGAGGCTATCTTTTTGACGTTGGCCAAACCCGTAGCTACTACGAAAGCGGCAGCGATCGCGCCACGTACCACTGAGGATGGGTCGAGTGGAACAATTTGCGAGTTGTAGGCTTGCATCGCCCCTTGGTAGGTGCTTATCAAAGTTTGCGCGATGGATATTGATTTACGTATTTTGAAAGCCTTTTCTTGCTCCTTTCTCGACTTGCCCTCAAAGATAGTGGTGACGTTGGCCAAAAATTCCAATCCATTTACAAGGTTATCCTTAGTAAATTGCATATTTCGCTCTCTGATATGCTTACGATTTTCCTCTGCTTGTTTTAACATTGCAGTTTCAAAAGTTTGCCTCGACTTCTCAATGTCGATAAGCTTAATGCCAGTGTCATAAGCACCTTTGAGCATTGTGGCCTGATGTGAAGTGGTGATTTTTTCTATGCTATTGAGTTGGTCCCTTTTCTTTTCGGCCTCATCCTTTAGCCTTTGTTCTTCATCTTGCGCCCTTTTTTCTGCTGCAGCCTTGCGTTTAGCTTCCGCTTGTTCTCTTTTTGCTGCATCCTCGGCCTCATATTGTCTACGAAGATTGTTTTTCTTTTCCTCATAAATCGCATCGAGTTTATAAAGTTCCTCAGTGGTCACACCTTTGGCAATTAAAGCCTCAGTTTCCCTCTTATAACTCGCATCCATTTCCTTTTCAGTCAACTGACGTGCATTCAAACCGATATTTTCATAACGGGTTTGAAGATCAACACGAGCCGCATTGAGAGCGTTTAATTGATTGATCGCTTGGACTTCATAATCCACACGCTGATCTGCTAACTGCTTACGAAGATCGTCGAGTGTTTTCTCTTGCTCCTCACTTAATCCGTAATACGTGCGCTGTTGGGCTTGCAAATTCCTGATCTTCGCCTCAGTATCTTGGATGTCCTTTTGCGCAATCTCTTGTTTTATCTGAGCAAGTTTAGCCTCGTCACCTTGGGCCGATGCTATGCGTTTCTTTTCTTCGCGGTGACGTCTTTCGTTGCTTTGGTCAATTAACTTGTTGGCATTGTCAACGGCTTCACGTTGTTGATCTAAGCCTGCTTTCAATGCCAAGCCAATAGCGGCTATTGCTGCAACGATTAGGAAAATAGGGTTATTCAATAAAGATAAACCGAGTGCCTTTAAGCTAGTGCCCATTGACTTAATACCGCCCACGATATCCGCAAAGTTGACCCTCTTCAAATTACCAGCCATTGCAGTAGCTGATTGACCTACACCCTCAAAGTCTAGCGACATAAGACGGCTAGTCAAGTTGGCCGCATTACTACCTAACGCCTCGAACGCATTACCTGCATTTGCTTTTACTGCTTCCGCTGTATCATTGATCGTATCTTTTAACTCCCCTGCCTTACGTGAAAGTTCATCGAACCTCGCGCTATTGGGGTCAAGAGTTTGCATCTCTAGTTGAAGCTCACGAAGTTGAGCCTTGAGCGACTTGGTAGCCTCCGATGTTTCTACAATAGCTGATTCTACCGCATCAATGTTTTGAACGGCACCAGCGGCGTTGACTTCTAAATTAATTACTACATTATCAGCCATTGGAATAGTTTATAGATTAGGTATGAGTAAAGTAAAACACTTGCGAGCATGGTAAATCTCCAAAGCCACTTGTGAGTATTGTTCAATTTGTGGCTATTGGCTTTGATGAACTTGTCAGGCATTGGGTTGCCTGCCTCCACCATCGCACGTATGCGAGTAAAAGTCGTTTGGCCTAAATCGTCGGTATAGTTGTGTTCGGTCATTCTTTGATTTGGGTATAAGTTAAACTTGCCGCTATCTTGATGTTGTTATGTGGATGGCCGCCGCCACTCATTGACAATGCAAAGCGATGTTGAAGCACGTCCGTTGTGGTATCGATGTGCAAGGTGATTGCGTTCAAAGTTCCAAAGGTATAATTGGTATGAATCGTTGACTGCTTCGCTTCGTTATTCACTTTGTATGCAGTAAAAGAAAATGAAGATGAACGCGTGTCGTCAATTAATCCTGTTGCAACGTTCCATTCAATTATTGAAATATTCAACGTACAATTCAATGCTGACCCTTCATCGATCACTAGGTGCTTATTCGCTATCCCTTCGATGGTTATAGGTATCTGAGTTGCGTTATCCGTAAAATTACCTTCTCCGATGTACGGAATTACCCCGTATTGAGATTGACCGTCGGCGTTGTTTCTATCATCGCCAAACCATCCACCGCCCAGGTGCAAACCTCCGCTAAATACTTTGGCATTTTTTCCAAATGCTGCTACCCCTCGCAAGTTTTCATCTACGATCAAGTGTTCACCTACCGCGACTAGGTTTGCGTTGTTTTCTCCAATGGTAATATCCGTGCCTGCTACGTAGCTGAACTGAGTATCGACGGCAATGCGCGAGCCGTTTGTCATCATACCTGCGTTTCTCACCCGTGGGCCATCGATGGAAAGCCCAAAGTTTCCACCCGTGATCTCGGTAGTCACTCCGTTTGGCCTATCCACGTCGGGAATACCGAACGCGAAGCAGCGTGCATCGTCACCTGACCAGTTGTAGCCATAGCGATTGCAGCAATTTTCAGTGCCAAAACTCAAATCTCCTGCGCCATCGATAAACTGAACCACGCCACCCGTCGATATTTGGTAGGGTGTAAATTCACAATCGAGCTGAGAATCGAGAAGGCGCATAAATTCGCACTGAATACTGCCCTCCTCACCTACTTCATAGTTGGAGATATTGAGGATGCGATACCATGCGTCCACAATCCATATCCGATCGTCAAATCCAAAGGTAGCGATGTCGGTAATATCAAGGTTCATGTAACACTCTAAGCGTCGTGCGCTAGGTGAATAGAGTTCATTGAGGTATGGCCTCCAATATTTGTTGAATAGGTTGTTGTATGGATTGGCTGTGATTAGGTGTAAAGGCGTTTCGGGCGCAAAATTCAAGTCATCGTCATTCAAGTTGGCATTGATCTCTGAATAGTGATTGGCTGCCCCTACGCTTGTCAAAACTCCATCCGTAATGCCCTCGTCATAGAGCGCGATGTATAAAGCGGATGGAATGAAGTATAGGTAACGAAGCCCAGGGTTGACAAATTCGCCGCTTGCATCTACGAATTTAGGCACGACGTTCGATGTTCCGTTGATGGTATTGCATGGCGTGGATTGAGCGAGCAAAGTCACCGCCTTGTTGCCTTGTGCGAAGTCGTTTGGATGGTCGTTAGGATCGATTGTGTATCCGTCAATTTGATAATCTCCATACACCCTTTTGCCCTCTTTGTTGAATAGCTCACTTGCCGCATCGTTGCCCTTTGCGTAGGTAAATGTCAACACCCTGCCTTGGTAGTCCGTTGTTGGTGAAATAACTTGATCTTTTGAGTAGTCGAGTTTCGATGTCCAGTCCAAAGTATTACCACCTCCGATGTATTCAGCGAACGGCTCAAAGTGTATGAGCTTTGGAATGTTGCGGTCGGGTACCATTACCAAATTATACTTTTTCAAAATGTCTTTGAATAGTTCGATTTGTTGAACTTGCGGAGCGTTGGCACCTACATCGATGGTCAAACCTGCGAGCGCATCCGATGTGTTGACCAGTAGCCATCCCGTACCCGTGGCGAGGTCAGAGCCTGCAAGGAAAGTACCTGCGGCTTGGTTTTCCACACTCATTTTTAACTGATCGCCCACGTTCATAAACAAAGTGATATCCTCAGATTGCATATTGCGCGTTTGATTGCCATTGGTAGGCGCCGTAAACTGAGTGTATTGTCCGTCATTATCCGATACTCTACGGAGCTTCATCGTGCGAACGTTTGAAACTATCCCACTCGTTGCAGTCGGGTCATTGGTAGCGAATAAACGAAACGTAAACCACCCCGTGAATGGTGCAGTGTAAATTCCCGTAGCCGCATTGAATGATCCGCTTGGGTCGTTTACCTCCGTGAATGTGGTTAGTTGCGTTTCGGTATTTGCAGCCGCTGAAAGGTTTGAAGTTAGGTAGGCCGAAAAAAGAAATTGTGCTGGCTGCGATGTTGACCGATTCCACTTTGAGTTGACGTAAGGAATATAAACGGCCTCCATTTCGGGCAGTATATTGTCAGTGGTGTATGTAAACCCTGCTTCACGGATTATCTTGTCAAATATCCATGATTCCCGAACCATGAGCGACATCTCAGCAGGGAAGATCGGATTGATAGTTGAAACGACGGGCCGAGTGTTTACCTCGCCACCTTCACTGAGTTTATAGCCGCGATCAATTAGCGCATACTTCCAATTCGTTGACCCTGCGATTACGTTATCAAAAGTCATCGCATGGCTCAGTGATGAGTAGTCCAATTCACTGAGCATCTTGGTGCCGATCTCCCTTGCGATGTCGGGTGTTTCGGCAAAGAACACTATCTCAATCTCTGAATAGACGTTGTCGAGCTTGTACGCTTTCAACACTTGCACGTGGCCCACGCCAACGGGGATGGTGTTCACTGATAAGGTCGCGCTGATCTTTTTGTGAAACGAAAACTCCCCCGTGTAATTGACGTTAGAGATATCCCCGAAAAATTGTAGGTTCGTTTCGGTCGCTGGCACTCTGAAATTCCATGAGCCGCCACCTTGTACGGCTAACTCGCTTGGGTTGGTGAACGCATAGGATAGCGCGATCTTCTCAACCCCGTAAAGGTCAAGTATAACCGATTGGCCGCTATCCGAAACAAGTGTGAGAAGTACGTCGTTCATTAATTTGGTTGTTCTTGTGCTACTTTGATTCTTATTGTCAGCGGTTCAAGTGTCTTAGCGTTGATGTTGCGCACACGGATATTGCTATCTTGCACAATAACGGGCGTATGTGTACCGTCATCGTGAACCCAGTGCACTTGTTTGGACAAAATTAGTCCTTTCAAAAACTCCCACTCGCCTTGCTGCAATTTATCAGTTGAGCAAGTGATGAACTTGTCGATCTTTTTATACACCACTCGATCGGATTCGTCGAAGGTGTTGAATGTGAAGTCAGTCGAAGATGACACCTCGCCATAGTTGCCCACGATCCGCTTCGATACCTTTTGTTCGGTGGCGTATTCTTGCTCGCTCAGCATATTGAAGTTGTAGTATTCCCATCCGCCACGACGGCCTACCCATGCAAGACGGATCGGTGTGTAGTCATGGCAGCTACATATTCCCGTTTGTGGTCTATCCACGTTGAACATGACGTAGGTCATCGACGTTTGCTCATCGTCCGCACTTCTAACTTGGAAGTAGATCGCTTTCCAATTTGGATAATCTTCGGGTTTGAGAATACCACTAAGAGTTGAAGCGTTTAGGTTGGCAGGGTATAGCGGTAAGTGTGACCACGCATCTTGATCATAAACGATATATTGAACCTGAGCAGGCCCTCCGCTATTTGGTAAAATTGACAAGTTTATCTTTCGTGCATTGTTGGCCACGTCATCATCTAAACGTGCACGAATATCCCACACGCCCCAATCGGATTCTCTCACCGGTATGTAAATTGTGTTTGATAAATTCAAACCAACCGTTTCCGCATATTGCCAATAGTAAGTTGATGGCAAGCGATCACTCATCAAGCGCGATTGATCTCCATCCTCGTGGCCTATTCGCGCTAGCAATGACGGCTTATATCCATCGCGTGTAGTGAAGTCAAGATAGTTGTATAGATATAGGTTTAAGTCCGTTTGACTTGCCTCGTTTATATCAAATACACCGTCAACATCCCATGCCTCCCATATTTTTATACCAAGTTGTTGAAAGCCTGCACTACCAAAAATCGCCTGAGTTTCTGGAATGTTAATCTCATCGCCTCGTGTGATTGAGTGAACGCTTCCGTCCGCATCCGCTTGGTCTAGATTACCTGAGATATTGCGTAGGTACTGAGTGACCGATGACACGATATTGAATACTAGGTAGTCGTTTGGGTTTGGTGAAACGATGTATCTGATCTGATTACCTGCAATATCTAAGCGCACGACGTACTTGAACCCAGTGTTAGATGAGTTGCTAGATGAAGCGGTAATAATTAGCGGTGTGCTAATCGCCGAATGTAGATCGGGTTGTTGGTGAATTGTTATTGCCATTTTGCGCCCATTATTTTTGTTCTAAGTCTTTCTACTAATTCCATTGTCAACTCTTGACCTCTTATCTCCATCACATCGTTTACTGCATCTTCGAAGTAGTGAATACCCTCGATGCCATTTACTCCAATTGAGCGAGCGATCAAATACGCCACCTTGCGCATCTCGGCTTCACTCGACTTTATGAACCCACCTTTCGGACCACGCAAGCGAATAGGCTTCTTTTTCATCCATTCCATGATGGCATCGGTTGGCGGTGGCTTCGCTCCCTTTCTCCTTCCCTTCTCAATCACGTTGGCGTACTTATTCGCCTCACCACTTGCGCCAAACTTCACACGGGTAACGCTTCGGCCCTGGGTGATGGAATAGGTCAACGAATCTTTGAGTTTACCCGTGGCCACCCTTCGACGCTTTTTGCCGTTAATCATTCGGTATGCCCCGACGTTTTGGCGTGCAAGCTCTAGTATTTCATCGCATATTGATTCGAGTACGTCCATTATTGATATATTGCTGAAAGTTGATTAAAACTTGTTGATGTTGCAGTGGCATTGTTTCTGATTTTGAAGTTGATCAAGTCACCTGCAACAACTGAGAACGAACCCGTGGCCGTGTAAGTATTGGCCGTTGCACCTGCTGCGATAGTCAAACTAAATTGGTCAACTCCATTCTTACGAAGCGTGAAAACAAGTGTGCCTGTGGCTGATTGTGTTGTAGTTGTACGCACACGAATTTCTGTGAAGGTCATGGCAAACTCAGCGCTAATTTGAACAGCTGATTCGGTTCCGCTGTTGGTTCCGCTTTGAATAATATAAAATCTATCACCGCTTGATGCAGCTAATGTAAATCCTATGCCATAGGTACGAAAGGCTTGATTGCCTGCTGATGCTATTACTATGTTGCCAGTGCCTTCTAATGAATTTCCATTGATGGTTTTTAGTGGCCGCTTGGCTTGAATAGAAGCCGTTGTTTCATCGCCTGTGTTAACTCCTGACTGATTGCCTATGGTAGTTAAATTGGCATCCGTCACGAATCGCTTATTGACTGAATCAGTTATGTTGGTAGTGGTCGATGTATCTACATTGGCAACATTGCCCAATCCCACTGCTGACTTATCAAGTGTTTGAAATGTTTTATCGCCTCTATAATATTGCGATGTAGTGCCAGCAGTTATTGTTGGCTCTTTTGCATTCAATGCAGTTTGCGTTGCTGATGATATTGGTTTGTTGGCATCGGAAGTATTATCAACGTTTCCAAGACCGACTTGATCTTTTGTAGTTGCATGCGGATTGCTGGTGTTACTTTCATGGTTGCTTAAATCATCAGCAACTGCATCAATGTTGGTTTGCAATGTATCAACTGAATCAGTTAATTCAGTTTGCGTTGCATAGGTAGCTAGCAGGTCAATCAAATCTTCTTGATCTTCGATGTTACCACCAATTGATCCCCAATCTGCACCACCACCACCACCACCTGTTGCACTGATGCGAACGCGGCCATCGCCTAAATCTTCAATGTTGATGTTAGTGCCTTCAACTAAGTCCAACAAAGTTTGAACTGCATTCAATGTGCCGTTTGTTTTCAGAACCAAACCAACGCGGCTGCCATTGCCACCTGTATTGTTGCCACCAACTGCATAGTCTGCAGGAATATCACAGGCTGACCAATCGTATGAAACTTGCAGGACAAGTGATAATGTAACGCCTGTTACAACTTGTGAATAATCTTCAACAAATGGATCAATGGTTGACGTGCCAGATAATTCAACATCACGATTGAATAGCACATTGCCATTCATAATTTCAGCAATCAAGTCCAATGCAAGACGTGTCATGTCGCTGATGACCTCTCGCTGATAATCTGCCTTTTCCTCTTTTGCACGTGGGCAGTCAAAGAACAAAACATCAAAAGAATATTCCATCATGCCAGGCATCGGTGTAATTGATCCTGGTGCAACGTGCATTACTGGATACCTATTTTCTTTTGGTATATCAATTAGGCTGATCGATCCATGACTGAATTGATTGATCATTTTGTGGCCATTGGCAAATGCCTCCAACCGATCGATCAAGATATTATAACTGCTGCCTGAATTGTTGTTTATCATATTCCTTCTTGTCTTGCATGTATGTAAGGTGCGTGAATATCCTTCTGATCGGTTGCATCGTGACTTGATCAAATTTGGTCACGTCATAATCTGCCATCATTTCGATCAGATGAAACCATCCCCATTTGTTAAGATTTATTGTTGCAAATGTTTCAAGATCATCTCCTTCTCCTGCTGCAACTCCATCATGGATTCTAGGAAATTCTCCAATAAGGCGACTTCGAAAGTCGAAAAAAAAAGCAGTGCAGCATTTACAACTGACATTGATAATTGGTTAATGTCATCAGCATTGGCATATTGTTCCTCACCTGTATAGGTTGCAATGGTGTATCTGTTGCCTAACTTTGTTTTGATTGGTCTGTATAGGACTGCCATGATACAGGTTAGTTTTTCCACCTGTGGTTTAACAGGATCATAAACCATTTTGCAAAATTCGTCAAGGTCAATCCATTCATCAGCAGACATCATGTCCATGTCTGGAATGAAACCATATCGTGTGCCATTCAGATCAACGAATTTCAAATGCAATTGCGTTTCATTTTGTATTAATTGATCAAATGCAGTTACAATACGCTGGATGGATTCTGGATTCAGTTTGCGCACCTGTTGCTCACTGCAATCAAGAGCGGCAGCGCATTTATCCACTGGATTCTTTGATGTATTCCATCGGATGTATTGTCCAAGTGTAATTGCAGTGAAATCAATGGGTATTGATAAGTTGCCATCGGTTTTGGTTTGTACACGTTTACGTCTAAAATACTTTATCATACTTCTTTTGGGATTACGATTTGGAATGGATTGCCATCAGCACCGGTGATTTCTTGACGTTCAATATATCCGCGATCTTTGAGCAATGCCTTTGATGCGAATATTGTGGCTGCTGTATCACCATTTTTTACCAACTGCATCAATTGTGATTCCACAAAGTCTTTTTTCACTGATAGCAAATTGTTGACTTCTGCTTTGTATGCCTCATCAGTTTTGAGCCATTCATAATGCGTAGATCGGTCAATACCAACAACTTTTGCAGCAGTGGTAACAATTCCAAGAGATTTTTCCAATGCCTCGATCATTGCCTTTTTTAGTGTTGGATTTGGTTGTTTCATAATCAGTCGATTAGCTGCCCGTTTCGTTTTATTACTAATGAAGGATCAAGTTTTTTCATGCGATCAACAATGACTTGGCAATACTTGGGATCAAGTTCCATCCCATAGCATTTGCGATTCAGTTGGTGTGAAGCCACCATTGTTGTTCCGCTGCCAGTAAATGGTTCAATAATAATATCATTTTGATTTGTCATTGATTGAATGTATGTTTCAGGTAATTGTATTGGAAATGTTGCTGGATGCTTTGTTGTGAATTCATCTCTTCCCATTTGTGGAACTATTTGCAATATTGTAGATATATTTTTATGTGAATAATTCTCGCCTTTACTCGAATACTTCATTGATCCATCTGCTTGTCTTACTTGTCTTATTAATTTGCCATTCTTATCTTTTTTAACTGACTTTATTTTTTTTTCTGATTCATCAGATTTTTCTACAATTCTATTCAATTGTTTAACTTTATTTCCAAAAACAAATATCCATTCGTGTTCAATTGCAAACATAGCATTTTGATTGCTTACACTACCTGCTAACATTTTATCCCAAATATTCCAACTTAATAATTTATATCCACATTCTTTTGCTTTATTAATGTAATCATTCCAGTATTGTACTATTTCATTTTCTTTTCTTTGAATTCCTAAATTTACTATTTGGTATTTAGTATATGGTAAATATGTTGGAATGAATTCAATCAAATTATCAATGCTTAAATCTTTTGCACCATTATATTCACGCATATTTGAATATGGAGGTGATGTAAATAATAATTCAGATTGTTTACCATTCATCAATTTATATACTGCATCTGAATCGGTAGAATCCCCACATAGTAAACGATGCTCACCTATTTCAAACAAATCACCAAGCACAATATCGGTTTCAATATCACCTTCGGGAACATTAAAATCATCTTCTTCAGCATCTAATTTTACGTCCATGTCTTTTGGCAAATCCAAACCCCACTCGGTCAATTGCTCGGTATCCCATTCATTGGCAATCATATCCCAATCCCATTCGCCGAATCCCACATTGTCTTTTACAATGAACTCGCGCTGCTGATCGTCAGTCAATTCGCTGGCCTTGATTATTGGAACTTCTTTTAATCCAACTTCCTTGCAGGCTTTCAATCGCATGTTGCCACCTAATACAACCATGTCATCATTGACAACAATAGGACGCAATTCCAGCATTTTTGGAAAGTCCTTGATGGATTGTACCAACTTCTTGAATTTGTCATCCTTAATCAACCTCGGATTGTTTGGATTGCTTTTTATAGCAGATAATTTAACGTGTTCGATTTTCATTTTTCCTTATTTCATTGGTGTTTCATCGGTGGGCAAAACGCATTTTTCATTACAAATCTGGCCAAACTTTGGCAGCAGTTGCATCTTTGATTTTCACCACTGAATAAAGCATGCCAGTGTTGGTTAGTGCAAACACCTTACCCAATGCTTCAATGTGTTTTTTAACGGCACTGACCGATTCTAATTGCTCTGAATGTTGCAGTATCTCGCCATTGCCAGCAATCAATTGTACACGATAGCCTTTGACCTTACGTGCTGATCCTTCTTTTCTGAATGGTCTGTTGACTGAATCAACAATTTTGATGTGTGTTTTCATTTTATGTGATTTTAATTGTTTCAAATCTGAATGTCTTGTGTGGCATTTTTCAAATCAATGATGATGCGTTGTAGGCAATCGCTGCAACTTGTTGGATCAATGTTTTTGCCAGCGATCTTTGAGGCATACATGAACAATGGTTTTGCTTCAAGATAGGTCAATGATGATTTGTGTTGGTATTGCTGCAATAATTCTTTGATGCGCACCAATTCTTCGTGGCTGATGCCGTAGGCAAACCATTTATCTGCCGGGCAGGATGCCCAACTGAATTTTGTTTTCCACTCCATCTTGCATCCACACAACTTGACTTTTTTTCGGTAATACCGGACTTCGTTTTGCTCTTGCACCACGTCATAATCTTCTTTTGGTCGATTAAAGTTTGCCAAAATCAAAGTACCACAACTGCCTGTTGATTCAACAAAGAATTTGCATTTGCGGCAAATTGCCATTCGTTCATTCTTTACATCACTTGGAACGCTCATTTATTACTCAATTGTTTGTTCAATTTTTTTATTGCCCGGCTAACGCGAAGCCTTGCAGCCAAATTACTGATGCCTGTCACGTTTTCGATTTCTTCGTAACTCATTCCCATTGCACGCGCACGAATCAACTGCTGATCTAATTGGTTTAATCGCCTAGTCATCATATCAACGTATTCGTAATCGATCAATCGTGCCATGTCAACTTCATCGTCCGCTTCATGCACCGGCAGCAAATCCATTGATTGCAATCGCTCTGCCTTGCCTTTGCTTTGTTTCAACAATACATACACCACATACGTAGATAATTCACCACGATCCACCATTGGCTGGAATTTATCACGCTTTTCCAGTATGACTAACAACAATTCATGCAACAGGCTATCTGCACGATCCTTGTTTTTAGTTGCGTTTTGTATTGTTTTTCGCCAACTATTGTAATTTTTTTCTATTTCATTTTCAATAAGTTGCAAACTATTTTCAATTATTTTGTACAAATATTTGTACATCCAAATATTTCGACATATCATTGCACCATCAAACGAAACAAACATACATTAAATTTCAAATCAAATGACAACTTTCAGAATCGCCTACAATGGCAACAGCACACAGGCCAAATTACGTTTACAAAATGGCTACTATCTTAATGCAGACGATGCAAACGAGGCAGTTGTAAAATTCTACCGCATGTTTATGGATGACAATTACTTTCCACAGGAAGATGGCAGCATCCAAGACGAAGAAGGACGTGAGGTTATGTCACCAATGGACGATTGCATCAGCTATGATGGTGGCTATTTTATTGCAACAGAAGAAAAATAAACAATCAAACACTTATACACAATGACAAATCAAGAAAAATTAATGCATTTGCAATCTATGCTGAAAAATGCATCTGGCATGATCGATTATTGCAAGGAAAAAATTGCCAAAAGCGAAGATTCATGGACAACTACGCTTTCATTAAACGCATTTGAAAAGGATGTTGCCGCATTGAAGTTTGCCATTAAAGGCATCCAGCTAATGCATGACATGGTTAATGAAGCAAGCGATGAAGGAGGCGATTATGGCTTCTAATCCCAAAATTCAGTCAACCATTGTGGCGCATCCGCAATCTGGCTACAATAATTGGATCAATTACATACATAGTCAATTCCATCCAAAATTGGTTATGCGTAGACCAACCAGTGGTGAAGTCATTGCCACCAATGAACACATGATTGTGTATCTGAGTTTGCTAGGCAATGAAGATCTCAAAGCCATCATTGCTGATCCTGCACCTATCTATATCAATTTAGGATTGAATTCAATCAAATTCAGACCTGTTGTTCGCAAGTATCCATTTGGTACGTATGAAATTACATTCAAAGGATCAATCGTGCGTATAAACGGCACAGGCAATGAATCACAACTCACTGAAGAATTTACCATGCGAACCAAATCAGTGTGGTATTAACACTTAATCAATAATCAAATGTCAACACAAATTACAACAAAGGATTTTTTCCAGCAGCCAAGCGTGCAAAAGAAATTTCAAGAATTGCTTGGCAAACGCGCACCACAATTCATCACATCAGTTTTGCAAATTGTCAGCAATAACAAGTTGCTAGCCAATGCAGATGCTGGCAGTATTTACAATGCAGCAGCGACTGCAGCCGTTTTAGACCTGCCACTGAATAATTCACTAGGCAAGGCATGGATTGTGCCTTACAAAGGTGCTGCCCAATTTCAACTCGGTTATAAAGGCTTCATTGAACTTGCTATGCGCACAGGTCAATATCAACGAATCAACGCAGTGCCGGTGCATGAAAACCAATTTAAGTCATGGAATGCATTGACTGAAGATTTAGATGCAGATATGACCATCTTTGGCAATGGTGTTATTGTTGGATATGCTGCATTTTTTAGGATGAACAATGGCTTTGAAAAATTTACCTATTGGCGCATTGATGAAGTCCGCAAACATGCCACACGTTTCAGCAAATCAGTAAACAATGGCCCGTGGGCAACTGACTTTGATAAGATGGCATTGAAAACCATCATCAAAGCAATGTTGTCAACCTATGGTATGTTGTCAATTGAAATGCAGACCGCCATCGTTGCGGATCAAGCAGTGATCAAGGATGCAGAAACGATGGAAATTGAATATGTTGATGCTCCCGGTGTGGACGTTGACAAAGAAGAAGAACGTGCAATACTGATGCTGAAGGATTGCACATCACCAGAAGAAGTGCATGCACTTTTGAAATCATTATCACCAGAACTGGCAGATCGCATCAATGCGGATGCAGTCGACAAACTAGATTCATTTCAAATAAACTAAAATTATGAACGCAGACAATTTATTATTCAGATGCTCATCATTGGGCAGCATCATGACTGAAGCACGCAGCAAATCAGAACCAATTAGTGAAACGGCAAAGGCACACCTATTGGAAGTTTACATTGATCACAAGTATGGACGTCGAAAGGTAGTTACGACAAAGTACATGGAAAAAGGATTGCAGGTTGAAGAAGATGCCATCACACTTTATTCCAGATTCACAAAGTTGTATCATGCTAAAAATGAAGATCGCATCAGCAATGAATTTATTGCAGGCACACCTGACTTGTTTAATGGCACATCAATACATGATGCTGATACCATTATTGATATCAAATCATCATGGGATATATTCACATTTCATGCAGTGATTGGCAAAGGCATCAAGAAATTGTATTACTGGCAACTGATGGGATACATGGCATTGACAGGTGCAAAGAATGCGAAATTAGCATACTGCCTTGTTGATACTCCAGATACAATTCTTAATGATGAAAAACGCAAACTGCATTGGAAGATGGGATTGATTGATGATCAAAATGCAGACTTTGAACAAGCCTGTAATGAGATTGATAAACTTGGCAAATACGATGATATACCAGTGAATGAACGTGTGCACATTATCGAAATTGAACGCGATGAACAGGCCATCAATGCTATTTACCAACGTGTGGCTGAATGCCGCAAATGGATGAACGAAAATTTATATAACACAATAACAAACAATTAAAAAATGGAAATGACAAACGAACAAATTCTTGAAGCAGCATTCGCACAGATGCCGAATGAATTTACATCAAATGAATTTACCAATAAACTTCGTAAAAACAAATATGACAATAGATGGATTGCGAATCACGATAATGTGAAATACCTGCAACAACATGCAATACAATTATCACTACGTAGATGGAAGAAGCTGAATGTGCGCATTGATACAAATGTGAATCTTGATAAAATTCAAGAAGCAATTGAACTGCTGAAATCGCAAGGCTACAAAGTGATGAAACAAGTAAGTGAATACAAAGAAATATGAAGCATCCCATTAGCGACATCATTGACGAGCATTACGGCACAATGCAGGTGTTCGCCAAAAGAATGAAAATCCACAGGCACACTGCTAGCAAATACTACAAGAATCCAGAAGTCATGCCATTTGGAATTGTGGTACGAATATGCAAGCATGCTGGCATCAACATCAAACAAATTACAATATCAAACAAATGATGATAATAGAAGCACTTTGTATCACAATACCTTTGTACTTTGTTGTGCAGTCATTGATTGATTTATTTAACCAAATAAAAAAACAAAAATGAGCAAGCACTATTTGTTAGGCGAACATCTTGCGATCAAAATTGGAATCGTGTCTGTGCAATCTGGCACAGGCACACAAGATCAAGTTTTGTTCAAAGTCGGCAATCAATATCGCAGCTATTTGTCCAGTGAAGTTGACAAGCATTTGCAGCCTGTTGAAAGCAAATTATTGGCAGAATTAATTGGCAATGAAAAAAAGTTAAACATCATTCGTGATGTATGCGAACTTGTCAACGGACCAATGCAGCAATGGGCAACAGGAAGAAGGCACAGGCAGCATGTACGAGCAAGGCAAACATTCTTTTGGGCATTGCGTACCTGCACCAGTTACACATTGGTTGAGATCAGCAATTTTGTTTTTGGCAATTATGACCACGCCACAATTATTCATGCACGCAAGGCCATAGACAATGAAATTGAAATGATGAATGATGAAGTGATGCATTGTGTAAGTCAAATTGCAACAGCATTGCAGGTCAATGGATGCGACTTAGTTCAGAAACGAATGGAAGCATTGATGAACCGGAATGCCAATCGCAAGAAATTGATGAAACAAAACAGAGATATAATTGCTTAACATGTTTTTCACATTTATATTTGTATTCATTTTTTGCAATATTATTGCAAGCACTGACGTTGCAGGTCAGCCAAAGAAGTTATTGAAAACCATTCGCCTAGTAGTGCTGCAACCACGAACGGCTGAATGGTTTTTTTTATGCACAAAAAATGGCAAAACGATTTACTGATACAGACAAATGGAAGAAGCCCCTATTAAGGTCTTTGCAAGCCCCATACAAACTCCTTTGGCTTTATATCTTGGATGATTGTGATCATGCTGGAATATGGCAAGTTGATTTGGATGTGGCATCAATTCGTGTTGGTGCACCGATCACTATCGAATCAATGAAATCAAATTTTGGTGAACACTTTGTTTTTTTTGATCAAGATTCAAAACTTTTCGTCCCGGACTTTATAGAATTTCAATATGGAAATTTGAATGAATCAAACCGAGTTCATCAGTCAGTGATTGCTCTTTTGAGTAAGTACGGGCTAGGGGCTTACAAGCCCCTTACAAGCCCCTTACAAGGGGCTAAAGATAAAGATAAAGATAAAGACAAGGATAAAGATAAGGACAAAGACAAAGACAATCGCGCGAGCAAATTTCAAAAACCTGAGCTGAAAGAAGTCCATGAGTTCATGGCTACCTGCAACATGGCCGCTGGCAACATTTGGCCTACCGAAAAAGTGACATCAGCTTCCAAAGGATTTTGGAATTATTACGAGGCCAACGGATGGCGAGTAGGCAAGAACCCAATGAAGGATTGGAAGGCCGCATCGCGCAACTGGATGAACAACGAAAACAAATTTAATACCCAAAACAATGGAAAACCAACAAATGGCCAACTTGCCAAAGGAGCAAAAGCCGACCCAACAGAAGTCTTTGAGCAGTTTAGAGCAAAATATCAGTCTAACCACACCGAGTTTGTCCAGACTACGCAAGGAAGACAAAATGATGACTACATCCAAGATGCTTGCATTGTTGACTAAGTTTTCACACCTGCTGAATGTGGATCGTAACATGAACAACAATCAGTTAATTCATTGTGCTGAATCAATTGTTGAATCAAATGAATTCTACATGATGCGATTGGAAGATTTTCAAACGTGCTTCAATCTTGCATTGGATGGCAGATATGGTGAATTTTATAACCGATTGGATCAACCAATGATTTTTGGATTCTTGCGAAAATACATGATTGAACGCGATACTGCCATTGCACGCAAACGCGATGCCGAACAGAATAATTCCATCTATGAAGTTGTACAATCGGATGCAGTCTACCAATCGTTAAAAGAAATAGCAGACAAGTTATCCATCAAAGAAGTAAATGAACCAATCAAATTTGAACGCAAACAGGACTTAGGCCAACTATTGTTATCTGAATGGGATAAACTACCAACGAAGGACGTTGCAGGCATTAAATTGAAGATATACAATGATCACGAATTCTTTGCAGTGAATGATTATTTGAGCGCACGATTGATGGAAATTTCGGACGAATTAAAACAAGATGATGCAGAATGAAACATATTGGATTATTCGAAGGCATTGGTGGTTTCTCATTGGCAGCACGTTGGGCAGGTTGGGAAACGATAGCTTGGTGCGAATGGAATGAATTTGGGCAAAAAGTATTGCGCCATCACTTTCCTGAAGCAACTGGTCATGGCGATATAACAAAAACAGATTTTACTATTTATGCAAACAAAATTGATATTCTCACCGGAGGATTCCCTTGTCAACCCTACTCAACAGCAGGCAAACGACTCGGCAAAGATGATGAACGCCACCTGTGGCCAGAAATGCTTAGAGCAATTCGCGAGATTCAACCACGTTGGGTCGTGGGCGAAAATGTACGCGGCCTTGTTAATTGGAACGGGGGAATGGTATTCGACGAGGTGCAAGCTGACTTGGAAGCTTGTGGGTACGAAGTCCTCCCGTTTATACTTCCAGCTTGTGCCAAAAATGCTCCGCACCGAAGGGATCGAGTTTGGTTTGTGGCCTACCGTGACAAGTGTTCAAAGGGATCATCCCGAACGAGTGGAGAAACTCAAAGCAACGGGGGCGACGACAATGATGAGCAGAAAGGCCGGGGAGAACAGGCCGAACAGCGTTTTGGATATGGCAATGTTTGTGGGTCTTTTACCGACACCATCAACAACGGATTGGAACACCCCATTCAGCCAAGAACAAAAGACGAAGTTTTTAGAGAGGAGGAAGCAAGAAGGCAAAACAGCAGTACCGAGCAGTTTGAATCAATTGAGACAAATGGCTTACGAGGGATTGATGCCGACACCAACAGCGAGGGATTACAAAGGAGACAGAAC